CTGCTATTCTATCACCTACTGGTGAAGAGGTTATAGCACCAATTCAAGTGTTCAATTGTGGAAACTGCGGTACGATGCTACCATTAGGTGATGTTGATGAACTTGTTTAGTTGGATAAACGAACTTTTTGTCGGTAAACGAGATTGGGATTCTTTCTCCGATGCCGACAAAAAGAAGTTTAGTCCTTTTATGGTAAATAGATATTTGAGTATGAGTGAGGATTTTATACCCTTTGTTAATCACTTTCAAAAGTATACAATAGAGGTAATGCCACATAAATCAGTATATCAGTTTTACTGTAGTTTACTACCTAAGAAAAAAACTTATCTAAGGTATCTTAGTGGTAAAAAAGAAAAAACTAACGACAAAGTAGTCCCTTACATAATGGAATATTTTGAGGTTAGTAAGAAAGAAGCAACAGACTACTATGATATTATGGAAAAAATGAATCTAAAACTACTACTAAAGAAATTTGGTAAATCCGATAAAGAAATTAAAAAGATGGGTGTTAAATGAACAAATTATGGATGGCAATATCGGTATCTTTATTAGGACACATACTCGCTTGGTTTCATATGCAAGCTCAGTTCAAGTGGACATGGGCAAGTAATACTTGGTGGATAGCCATAGGTGGTATTCCAATTAGTTATGCTTTTTTCTACGGAACAAAATGGTATTATGATTTTTTTGGAAACTATTGGTATGTCAGACCTATTGGATTTGGTATGGCAACAATAGTATTTACCTTTTTGACTTGGTTGGTTTTACACGAGTTGCCAGATACAAGAACAATTATAAGTTTAATTTTATCAGTAGTGATAATTTTAATACAACTTTCACATGTAATAATAAAATAGAGGTTTTATGGAAATAAAAGAAACAGAATTGACAACGAAAAAAAAATCAAGTAAAGATATAGTCACATTAATGGAAAAGGAATGGCCAGTAATGACAGCAGAGTTTAGAAAGTTACAAAGAGAACAATACGAATTATTCCTACACAAACAACACGATTATGGTCCAGGTAATATTTCAGTTGGGACACAGTTACAAACACCAGAAGAGATAAAACTATCTCTTACAGGTTTGTGGTTTCGTATGAATGATAAATTACAACGAGTAAAAACACTATTAATGAACAACAGAAAATCAGCCGTTAAAGATGAGCCATTAGAGGACGCTTATCTTGATGTATCTAACTATGGAATAATGGCAACGATTGTAGGGAGAGGAAAATGGGGAAAGTGATGGAGAGATATTGGGGTGAAAAAAAAGTAAAACCAATTAGGAAAACTGCTGGTGAAGTCGTTGAAAAACACATATCAGTTCAAGATAATAAAATTTACTTTTATTCGAGTGTAAATAGAAATGCTTGTAGTGAGTTGAACAAAAAAGTAAGTGAATTGGAAACTAAAGCACTTACCTTATCCAACACTCTTGATATTGAAAAACCACCTATAAAACTTTTAATAAACTCTGGTGGTGGAACAATTGTAAGTGGAATTGCTTCAATGGATACAATTATAAGGTGTAAAGTACCTGTGTGGACTTATGTAGATGGGTTTTCAGCAAGTGCTGCTACTTTTATGACAGTAGTTGGTACGAAAAGGTTCATGAGTAGAAACTCTTATATGTTAATTCATCAATTGTCAACTGGTTTTTGGGGTACATACTCTAATTTTGAGGATGAAAAACAAAACCTTGATTTGATGATGAAATCTATAAAAAATATTTACAAACAATACACAAAACTACCTATGAAAAAGTTGGATGAAATACTAAAGCACGATTTAATGTGGGACGCAGAAACTTGTTTGAAATATGGGATGATTGACGAGATAATATAATGGCTCACATTTCACATAGTCAGTTTAGCACTTACAACGATTGTAACCTTAAATGGAAACTTCGTTATATCGATAAATTAGGAGTATTTGTTGGTAACATACACACTCTTTTTGGTTCAGCGATGCATACTGTAATTCAAGAATATCTTTCGGTAATGTATAACAAATCTATTGTTGCGGCGGATAAACTTGATATGGAGTCTCGATTGAAAGAAGAAATGGTTACAGAGTTTACAAAGATAAAAGAAAGTCAAAAAGTGTTGCCTTGTAACCAAGATGAAATGATGGAGTTTTATCAAGATGGTGTTGCAATATTAGAACATTTCAGAAAGTATCGTAATAAATATTTTATGAAACAGAATTGGGAATTGGTCGGTATAGAGTTTCCTATTTTAAAAGATGTTCAAGAGGGTGTACAAATGATGGGTTTTTTAGATGTCGTATTAAGGAACAAAATATCTGGTAGAATTGTTATAATTGACTTAAAAACTGCTACTCGTGGTTGGACAGACTTTCAAAAGAAAGACTTCAACAAAAAGTCTCAGTTGTTAATTTACAAAAAGTTTTACTCTGAATTGTTTGATGTTTCCTTAGACAAGATTGATGTCTACTTCTTAATACTAAAAAGAAAGATAGCAAAAAATCCTGATTTTCCAATAACAAGGTTACAGAAGTTTGAGCCAGCAAACGGAGTTCCAAGTATTAATAAGACTATGAAGAAGTTTGAAGAGTTTAGAACTGATGTATTTGACAAGAGTGGAAACTATTTGTTAGAGAGAACTTACGCTGCAAAACCAGGTAAGGTATGTAAGTTTTGTGAATTTTATGATACGGAGCATTGTAAATGGGGGAAAATCCTTTAAAGGTAGGAATTGTAGGTAGTCGTATATACGAAAACCGAAAGAAGATAAAAGAGTTTATCTTTAAGTTAAAAACAGAAAAAGGTTTAGATACAATAATAGTTAGTGGCGGTGCGAGTAAGGGCGCTGACTTTTATGCTAAAAAATATGCTCTTGAGTTGGGTTTACAATATGAGGAATATCCACCAGCACACAAAGCACACAATCTTTATTGTCCATTACACGAAAGAAATTATGGTAAACCATATAGTGTCAAAAACTTTTTTGCTCGTAATAAACAGATTGCCATCCATTCAGAATATGTTGTGGCGTTTATACCAAGAGGTGATGTTGCTAAAGGTTCTATGTCAACAATAAATTATGCTAAAAAGTTTGGAAAAAAAACTATTGTTATTGATTAAATTATATATTTATATATACGAGTTATAACAATAAGGAAAAGGTTATGAAAAAAGATAATTTAACAAAATTAACTTCTGTCAAAATAATTAAATCATTATATGAACAATTTAAGTTCAAAACTGTTAATACATCTATGAATTTACAAAAGCTAGTAAATAGGTCTGTTCATCAATATATCCACGACAACTCTATTAGAGAAAAAATTGAAAGTTACGATAAACTTTACACGAGTGGGAGTCAGTTTTAATGAGATATGAACTAATAAGAGCTTGTAAGATTAATTTTGAAGGAGAGATTGAAAAACATCGTATGAATGTTGAAAACTTACTACAAAATAGAGTAGGTGTTGCCGAACATCCTGACATAATGGAGACAATTGAAAAAGAGTTGGCAGTAATAGCAGAATATGATGATAAATTAAGTGTTTTAAACAAATATTTTCCAAAAGATTATAGTGGAGATGATACGAGGAAACTTATAAATGGCTAAGAAAAAAATATTACTAATGTCAGATGACTTGAGGATGCATAGTGGAGTCGCTACTGTATCTAAAGACATTGTATTCGAAACATTGAATGAATACGATTGGGTTCAGATAGGTGGTGCTATAAATCATCCTGAAAAAGGTAAAATTATTGATATGTCACAAGGACTCGATGATTTTGGTATCAAGAATGGTTACCTAAAAATATTTCCTGTTGATGGGTATGGTAATGAGGACATATTAAGAGAAGTTATTGAAATGGAGAAACCTGATGCTATTCTTCATTATACAGATCCTCGTTTTTGGATTTGGTTTTATAATATGGAAGCTGAAATCAGACAAACTATGCCAATATTTTATTACAATATTTGGGACGATTTACCAGATCCACAGTACAATACAAACTACTACAAGAGTTCTGATTTATTGATGGGAATATCCAAACAAACTTACGGTATTAATAAAAGATTATTACCAAAGTATGAAGATTGGCAAATAACATATGTTCCACACGGTATTTCTTCTAGAAGGTTTTTCAAGATGGAAGATGATGATGTTAAAATTTTTGATTTTGATGCTAAACATGGTATGGCCGATAAAAAGTTTAAGATACTTTATAGTAATAGAAACATCAGA